TCACTGTTAATAACCACTAAGTGACTTGCAGGTACACCAACTGTTTGACTGATATATTCATATAGTTGATGTGCAGTTACAGGATAACTTAGTTCAGCGTCCATGATAAACACTTCAGCATTTTGAAGTGTCTGAAAATCCATTGGATGTTCCTGTATAGGAGTTTTCTTTGGCTTGCTGATACTTTTCATATCATATTTTTCTAATGCTGCTTCTAGTGCGTCCATACGTTCTTCATCGCACTTCTCAGCCATTTTAATGCGAAACTTATATGTTTGTTCGCTTTCTACAAGATAACTCTTAAAACTTTTCATTGTGGTATTCCTCAATTATATAGTGTATTTATTACTTTTCTGGATTATTCCTACCAAGGATTTCCATTAATAGTTGGTTACGATCCACTGCTTGCCCATCACCATCTTCAACTTCTTCGCCATTGGCTTTTGCTTCTTTAGCAAGTCTAGCATCTAATGTTGCTTTTTTTAGTTGTAAGTCAACCATGCGTAGTTTTTTGTTGATCTTTGCACTCTTTGCACTCAATGCTGTATCCAACATACGGCTTGCATTACTAAAGATTTCACCACTAAAACGTGCTTCTACATTCATACCAAGATCCATTAAGTCTTTAAATGTATCCTGTGCAAGTAGTGCAATATCATCCATTTCTTTATCACTAGTATCAAGTTCACGTACACTAGGCAATGCAGCATCAATCTTATCTACGTTACTCAATGCTGTTTGTAGTTGAGGGATGTCATCTGCTGTAACTGCTTCTACAACTGTGCTATTTTCTTCTGCTGTGATGTCTATTTCATTTGTAGGTGCAACATCAAACAATTCTTCTAATTTCTTGGTCATACTAATAGTTATCCTTAGCGTTTGCCGTTGTGGAAAATATCATCTTCTGTGACTACTCTAAAACGCAAGCCTTTATGCTTTGCCCACTTTGCAGCGGCTTCCCATTTAGCGTGGTTGATAGCAATAGCAAGTTTTTCTTTTTCGCGAGTTTTTTCCGTAAGCATGGTCTGTGCTTTGGGCTTTATCTCTATAAGTTCAGCATGCTTGTTACCGCGCTTGTCTTGATATACTACAACAAAGTCTGGTACATACACTGTACCTTTGCCTGTTAGTGGGTTACGATAAGGAATTGTAATTGCTTCACTTGCCCAACTTATTACACTTGGATTATTGTCACAAAAACGCATAAATGCATGTTCCCATCCACTGCGATAGCGAGGCTCTTTGTTGCCACTGTACTTTGCTGTATTTGTTATTGTGTATATGCCATTAGCATATTTGTTACGACTAAACATTTACGCCTCCACTTGGCGTGCTGTATTCTCATTCGGGGTAATGTTTGCTTCGTAGCCCAGCAAACTTCTGCCACTGCGACTCATGTTTAAAAATGTTGGGATAGCACTTTTTAAATCTGTAGTTGTTTCAAACTGTGCAATAATATCTAATATAAACAAGTCTAGTTCATTTGCTGCTTGTACAACTGCGGCAGTAAGCGCCGCGGCAGCTTGTTCGTTGTTAGTTCTTGCTACAAAAAAACTTTTTGCTGCTTCATATTCTTGATCTGTCATCTTAATAGGAACAGTAAAATAGTTAGTGAAATAATCTTGTACACGTTGGTCAAAATTATCTGCTGGATTTACTATTGGTAGATTTGTTTCTTGTGCCATTATAGATTACCTAGTCTTACTCTTTCACTGTAATATTGTTGCAATTCTTTACTTAGGTTAGGATCTTGTAAACGTTTCTTTGCATGATCAACTGATAACCGTCTTGAATTTACAGTCTCACTCGTTTTGGTGTAAGTTGTTACATCGCTTATTTTATTAGGTGCACCGATAGTACCTGTTGAGTTTGGTATAGTATTAGCATATCCAACATTTTCTACTTGTGTATTTGATGTTGTGCTTGTAAATAGCGGAGTTCCTATACTTTGTCCCTGACTACTAATACTATCATTTGTTCCGTAGTTAGTTTGATTGTTAACTACTATACTTGTAATATCGTTTACATCAAGATCTTTTATAGATGCCTTGCCAATAAACGGTACTAGTATATTACTTGTAGGTTTTTGACCAGACAATACGTTACTTGCAACTTTTCCTAATGCTGTATTAAGCACACTTCCAAATGTTAAGTCAGACAAGTTATCAAACAATATGCCTTGATTGTTAATAGTGCCTAAATTATTGCCATTGAATAAGTCTGTTGGACGTTGTCCATTGGTATTAACAAGTTGTCCATTAATAAATGCTTGTCCGAATTGTTCTCCATTACTTAGATCACTAGTTTCAACATCGTAGTGCAGTTCGCCAAAGCCTGTAGGTGCTGTATCGTTTACATATCCGCTTGCATACTTTACAGTTTCATAAGCAAGTGACATACTATGTTGCATTAATCCACCATTTGCATAAGCATGGTTATCATGATTAAAACTTGTAATAATAGGATTGATTAGTGTGTACTCTGCAAACTTGTGGTTATGCATGCTGTAGATTTTAATGGCTTTAAAGAAACGTTTATTGCCGTTTTGCATGCCCCACTGTTGCTGTGTTCTATTTGCATATCTATCCTGTGTGTTATAACTGTTGCTGTCTAAACTATAACTTGGATCTTTACTGTAAAATGCATAATACTTATGCCAAAGATTTCGTATAAGTTCTTTTACATCATCATGAAATGCTACATTTACTGGATTGTAACTAATCTTATGATGTGTTTGTACTTGTCTATTATACTGATTATGTGTTTGTACATCAATGCTGTATGATGGCAGATCTATGCTTTTAACAAGAATGGGCATCTCAAGTTTTTCGACTGTGTTAAACAGACCTTGTGCTTCTGCAGTAAATTCAAATACTACATGAAAGAGATTGCCGTGTCTAGGCTGTAACTCGTAGTTATTGTCAACAAAAGTGCGCGACGCATGTTTATAGTCGCGCATTGTTTCGCCTTGCTGTAAGGGTGATAGTAGTGGGTTTACACTAGCCATATGGAATAACTCCTATTAGCCAGTAATAGTTTGACCTAGTGTTCTCGTTACCGCTGAACCAACGCCGTCACCTAATGGTGATTGTACAGCATTGTCAAATCTAATACTCATTGCAACCGTTGCAGGTTCCTGACTTGCATAGTTAAGATCACCATAGTTAATGTTCTGAATAAAGCAGCCGTATAATTCCCATGTCTCAAGTACACTTGGTGCGTTTGCACCGTTGCCGCCGTCTAGAATTTCAAAGCGTGTAATGAACTTGTAGTCAATGCCTGAACTAGCACTGCTCTGTTCCATCATATCGAACTGCTTTTGTACTTGCTCTCCGCATAATTTTGTTACGCCGCCATTGACATCGTCACGTAGATTAACTGTAACCAAATCCCATGCATGTTTTCCAACCAAGTACACTCTACTATTGTAGACAGGAATTTCAAATTCTTCAAATGTTACACTAGGGCGTGTAATATCCATAACCTGCTTTGTCATCTCTGTACGTGGACTACTAATACCAAAGTTCTCAAATGATGCACGAAAGCGGTATTTAAGTTTTGGCATAAGCAAGCCTTGGCTTGCTGCACTCTGATCACCGTCAATAGGTACTGTAAACTTTGTTAATGATGAAACTGACATTTTGTTTCGCTCCTAATTAATTATAAAAGTATTTATCTAATTCCAGTCATAAAAAATGAGGGGTATTTCTACCCCCCATTTATTTTATTTTTATTTAAACTGTGCTTGCTGCCGCTGTGTTTCCGCTTGCAATTTCACCTGTGTTCTTAAGTCTGATTGGAATAAAGATGAATTCCGCTGACTTTACAGGTTCAATAGCAACATCAACATATAGTTCGTTACGATCGATTCTGCCTGGTGTGTTGTTTGTTTCATCACAAACTACCAAGTAATCAAATACGCCACGTTTTGCAACCAAATCATTAAGTGTCTGTTCAACTTGCTGCTTTAGCTCGTCTCTAGTAATTTTATCGTTTGGTTCAAACACATAGCCTGTAGCAATTGTTTGTAGTTGACGTCTTAGATATCCAACTAGTCTTGCAACGTTAATACGATCTAGCGCACTTGTGCTTGTTGCACGAGTTTTGTTACCATAGTTAAGAATACCACTACCGTTAAAGAATGCAATTGGATTAACTCTGTTTGAGTACAGTGTATCTCTTACACTCTCACGAATGTTATCGTTAACAAATGCACCTGTTACGCTGTTGACGTAACCAATACTTGCAACGTTGTCTACTAGTCCACGACGTGTACCTGCTGGTGCAAACCATGGGAAACTAATATCGTCACTTCTAGCAATTGTGCGTAACATCATATGACTTGCTGGAACAACAATTGTGTTACCACTTAGGTCATTTGTTGTTGCACTTGGATAGAACACACTCATGTAAGGATCGCTAGTTACCATTCCATCTTCATTGTTGTCT